CCCGTTCAGTTCCCTACTTATGCTAAAGTTCGGTACGGTGGATTAGGTAGTAAGGCCACGGGCAATTGCGCTCGTGGCCGTTTTTGTTTTGGAGCGTTGGCAGAGTGGCTTATTGCGCACGGTTGCTAACCGTGAGGCGCACTGTCGCCCGTAGGTTCGAATCCTACACGCTCCGCCATATCTCAGGGGGTGCGCATGGCTAAGGACTTCTCGCGCGCCTTCTACGCATCCGCCGACTGGGAACGCGCCAGAGACGCGGCATTGACGCGTGACGCTCACTTATGCCAGCACTGCTTGCAGCAAGGAGAGATCACGCCCGCAGTCATGGTGCATCACATCATCGAGCTTACGCCAGCGAACATCAGCGACCCAAGCATTGCGACCGACCCAAGCAACCTTGTTAGCCTATGCGACCGATGCCATAAGAAGGTGCATGGTTGGATAAGGCAAGGTTCGACAAGGCAAGGGCTGGCCTTCGACAGCGACGGCAATTTGATATCGCTTGGCGAGTGACACACAAACGCGACACAACACAGGGCGACCGCGAGAAAGCGGACGCAAAACCGCAGGTAAACCCGCGAGACAATCCCCCCGGTCTGAAAAACGCAGGTGGTGCCTAGGGCACCAACGCCGGGAGGTAATTTCTTGCGCGTGACGGATTTTCGAAAGGGGGTGGTCTTGCGATGACGGCAAAAGTAGGCAATACTTCGAAAGTTTCGCCCGCAGTCGCGGGGAATAGCCCGCCGAAGCGGCGAGTTGCCAAGGAGAAGCGCGTAGAGAGCGAGCTTCGGAAGCTGCGCGAGATCACCAAGGGCGCTATCCCCGACGAAAAGCGAAAAGCCGTCATGCCGCTTTTGGCCAACCTCGCGTTTCTGAAAGTCAAGCTTGACGATGCCCGCGCCGATCTGCTCTACGAAGACATCTTCACCGAGTACGACAACGGCGGCGGGCAAACCGGGCTGCGAGAGCATCCCGGATTCAGTGCATACAACAAGCTGTTCACCACGTTCTCACGCGGCGTTAAGCAGCTAACCGACATGATGCCGAACGGAACCGCCGCAGCCGACGCGCTCATTGACTTCATCAATGAAACGCGGTTCGGTTAGAGCGACCGGCAAGTATGGTTCGTGCGAGCGCGCCATACGTGACTACTTCGGCGGCATCCTGCGCGGCGATATAACCGCATGCGGCAAGATGAAGCAGGTTGCCGCTATCGTGCTTCAGGGCATGGACAACACCGACCCGCTCTATCCGTACCACTACCGCGAGGAATACGCGCAGAAGCATGTTCGCTTCATCGAAAGCTTCTGCCGCCTACCGTCCGGGCGCTTGGGGCACGATTTCAAGCTAGAGCTTTTCCAACGCGCCATTCTGTCCGTCGTTTTCGGATTCGTTGACGCTGAGGGCGTGCGGCAGTACCGCGAAGTGCTCTGGATTATGGGACGCAAGAACGGAAAGACCGCGCTTGCGTCTGCGATAGAGCTTGACTTGCTCGTTAACGACGATGAAGGCGCGCCGGAGGTCTATAACGTAGCAACCGCGCGCGATCAGGCGGCTAAAGGCTTCAACAACGCATGGCGCATGGTGCAGACCAGCCCTGCGCTCGCTAAGCACATCCGCAAGAGGGTTGCAGACTTGTACTGCGATCTGAACATGGGCAGCATTCGCGCTCTGAGCGCAAACACGAACCATCTTGACGGCTTGGACATTTCCGGCGCAATCGTGGACGAGCTGGCCGCGATGAAGAACCGCGACCTTTACGACCTGACGATGCAGGGAACGTCTGCGCGCCGCCAGCCGCTCGTGTTGGAGATCACGACTAACGGTTTCGTGCGAAACAGCATCTTCGATGCGCAATACGAGTACGCGACCAAATGGCTTGACGGCAAGGCGACCGGCGAGAAGGCAGAGCGTTTCATCGCGTTCATTTTCGAGCTTGACGGGCGCGAGGAATGGGAAGACGAAAGCGCTTGGATTAAGGCGAACCCCGGCCTTGGCACGATCAAATCGCTTTCGGCTCTTCGACAGAACGTTTCCAAGGCTAAGGATGATGCGACATACCTTCCCACGCTGCTTGTTAAGGATTTCAACCTCATTGAAAACCAGTCTCAGGCTTGGTTGACGTGGTCTGAGATACACAACGAAGCGACATTCGACCCCGGCGACGGAACCTTTACGTATGCCGTTCTTGGCGTTGACGCGGCGGACACGACCGACCTTACCGCTGCTTGCCTTCTGATGCAGCGACCGAACGACCCGAACATCTACGCGCTTCATATGGCGTGGATTCCGCTTCGCGCTTTGGAGCAAGCAGAGCGCGAGGGGCGGCGCGGCGGTCGCGACGGTGTGCCTTACGATGCGTGGATTGCGCGCGGGCTTATGCGAACGTGCGAAACACCCATCATGGACAAGCGCGACGTTCTGGATTGGGTGGCGGAAGTTCAAGACAAGTACGGAATCTATGCCGTAGCGTGCGGATACGACCCGTGGCACATGCGCGATGTGCCGACCGTTGAAGCATACGAAGACTATTTCGGCGCTGACAACCTGCAAAAGGTCATTCAGGGCGCGCAAACGCTGTCAATGCCGATGAAGGAGCTTCGAGCGCTCTACAAGGAGGGGCGCATCGTGGACAACGCCAATCCGATTGCCGAATGGTGCCGTTCGAACGTCGCCATTCGAACCGACGTTAACGGGAACATTCAGCCGGACAAGAAGAACCAAGACCCGCGCAACCGCATAGACGCGTGGGCGGCTGAGTGCGACGCGTTCATTGCGATGAAGAACATTGCGGACGATTACCGCGCGATGATAGGAGGTTAGAGTTGAGCAGATCACAACCGTTTCTGCGCTCGCTCTTCGATGCGGTGTTCCACCGTCCGCAGATGCAAGCTGTCAACGGCTATTTCTCCACGTTCACGGCCTATGCGCCGTCGTTCACGACGTGGCAGGGCGGACTTTACGAAGCAGAGCTTACGCGAAGCATCATCGAGAGCGGCGCAGACCACGCAAGCAAGCTGAAACCGGAGGTTTCCGGCTCTGCTCAGCCTGTCGCCGCGCGCGCTCTCAGGCAGCAGCCTAACCCGTGGATGACTACGCCGCAGTTCATCAAGCGCATTTGGACGATTCTTCAGGTCAACGACACGGCGCTTATCGTGCCTATCGACGCTGGCGACGGCATTACGATAACCGGGTACTATCCCGTGCTGCCGAGCCAGTGCGAAGCATACGACGTTGACGGCGAGCTTTGGCTAAAGCTCACGTTCCCGACAGGCGACAGCGTGCTTGTCGAGTGGTCGCGCGTTGGCGTGATGACGCGCCACCAGTACCAAAGCGATTTGTTCGGCGACGGCACGAACGTTCTTCAGCCGACGCTAGAGCTTATGCACGCTCAGAACGAAGCTGAGCAGTCGGCTATCAATCAGGGCGCGGCAATCCGCTTCATCGGCAAGCTGAGCCAGAACCGAAACGAAGGCGACCAAGAGCGGGCGCGAAAGGCGTTCAACGCTCAGCTTTCCGCCGACAACGCGGGCGGAATCGCGGTCTATGACAAGCTGTTTTCTGACGTTGAGCAGATCACGCCGACAAGCTACACGGTCGATGCGGCGCAGATGGAGCGAATCGAGAAGAGCGCTTACCGCTTCTTCGGCTCCAATGAGGATATCGTCACGAACTGCGCGGACGAAGACACCTTCAACAGCTACTACGAAGGACGCATCGAGCCGTTCGCTGTTCAGCTCGGCTTCGTTATCACCTCCATGACGTACACGGCAAACGAGATCGCGCACGGAAACTCAATCATGTTCAGCGCGAACCGCCTAGAGTTCGCCAGCAACACGACGAAGCTTAACGTTTCCGTCGCGCTTTTCGACCGTGGTATCTGGAACGGCAATCAGGTAGCCGATGTTTTCCAATCCCCACACTACGAGGGCGGAGAGCGCCACGTGATACGCGGCGAGTACATCGACCTAGAACTTATCAGCGAGCATACGGCGGAACAGGCGGCGCAAGCCGCAGAGACGAACGCGAACATAGCCGCAATCGACGCGAGCAGCGGCTACGGCGACAAGAAGGAGGTAGACGATGCCAGCGAAACCGAGTGAGCGGCAATACCGTTCCCTTGCCGTGCCGCTCAACGTGCGGGCGGCTGACGGCGCAACCAAGAAGCGTTTCGACACGGAATACTACGTTGAGGGCTACGCTTCTACTTTCAACGACCCATACGTTCTGTTCGAGGATTTCGACGGCACAAAATACATCGAGGTTATCAGCCCCGATGCCTTCCGCGAAGCGGACATGAGCGACGTTATCCTTCAGTTCGACCATGCGGGCAGAGTGTACGCCCGCATGAGCAACGGGACGCTCATTGTGGAGCCGGACGAGCACGGGCTTTTCATCGCCGCCGACCTGTCGCGCTCTCAGGGCGCGCGCGATCTCTTCGAAGAGATAAAGGCCGGTCTTATCACGCGCATGTCATGGGCTTTCACGGTAGCGGCAGACGAATACGACCGCGAGACGCATACCACGACCATTACGCGCGTCAAAAAGGTTTTCGACGTGTCCGCCGTCAGCCTTCCGGCTGACCCGAACACCGAGATATCAGCAAGAAACCTGCTCAACGGAGCGATTGAGCAGTCGCGCAAGGAGCTTGCGCGCCGTAAGAGTGCCCTTGCCGTTGCGAGGGCGACACTGGCAATCGCCAAGAGCAGAAAGGTTTAGAACAATGGACGAGATGACTATGGATGACCTGCTTAACGAGCTTCAGGGTCTTGTCGATAAGTACAAGGCCGATGACGGCACCGACACCGAGCCGACCGAGCAGGACGCAGAGCGCATGAGCGCGCTTACCGCCGAGATCGAGAAGCGCAACGCCGCCGCCGCTCAGCGCCGCGACAGCCACACCGCGACCGTTGCAGCTGCGCGCGCCGCTATCGAGAACGGCACCGCCCGCCGTGTCGATTCCGTGCCGCTGGGGACTTCCGCGAGCGCTCGCGGTGCCCTTCCGCAGGTGCGCGACACCACCGACTACAACGCCGCCGCCCGCCGCGCGTGGGTGAAGGACATTGCCAGCCGTTCCGGCGTGCAGCTCATCGGTGGCACCGAGCTTACGCAGGTTGAGCGCGACGCGTACAACCACCTTATCGAGCAGCGCACGGCGTTTACGCATCTGACCAGCAACACCGATGCGGTTATCCCCGTCGAGCTTCAGACGCAGATTTTCACGCTGATTGACAACACGGCTGTTCTCTACGGCGACATCCACAAGGACAACTTCCCGCATCAGTTCGAGCTTATCCTCCATAAGAGCATCAAGGCTGGCGACGCGGCGAAGACCGATGAGGGCGCAGCGCCCACCGATGAGGAGCAGAACGAGTTCGACACCATCACCCTTACGGGCGAGGAGATCAAGAAGACCGTCAAGATGAGCCGCAAGATGGCGGTTCAGTCTATCAGCGGCTTTGAGCAGTACATCGTTAACGAGACTGGCGCGCGCCTTGCCGTCGCCGCCAACGCGCGTGTCCACGCCAAGACGGTTGACGGCACGCTCGGCATGAATTCCGGCAACAAGATTAACTGCGCCACCGCTGGCACCCTGAAGAAGGCTGATATCACCAAGCTTCTGGGCATGCTCTACACCTACGGCAACCCTGCGCCGAAGGGCTGCATTATCTACGCCAACGGCAACACCATTTGGAACCACATTGCTATGGTCGAGGATGCCAACGGGCGCTCTTACTTCGTGGATGAGAAGACCGAAGACCCCGCCGTTGAGGGGCATATCTTCGGCAAGCTCGTAAAGCGCGACGATTCGATGGCGGACGGTATCATCAAGGCGGGCTATCCCGACCTGTTCCGTGGAAACATCTTCGACGGCGTGGACATTACGCCCTACGTCGAGCCGGGTACGCAGAAGCGATGCTTTGACGGATACCTGCTCTTCGACGGCGGGCTTGTCGTGCCTAAGTCTTTCGGCCAGCTCACCATCGGCACCGCCGTTAAGGCTTAGGAGGTGCCGCATGGCAGAGAAGCCGACGCTGCTTGACGCGTGCCGCGAAGCGCTGAGGATTCCCGCCGAATGCACCGACTTTGACGCTGAGATCGAAGACCTCATCGAAGCCGCCCGCGCCGCGATGCGCGCGGGCGGCGTTGCCGAGAAAGTAGCCGCCGACGATTCGAACAGCACGGTTCGGCTCGCGGTGAAGGTCTACTGCAAGGCGAACTTCGGCATGGACAACCCCGATGCCGACCGCCTTACTCAGAGCTTCGACGATCTGCTAACCATGATGCGCGGCAGCTCGGAGTTCGGGGGCGCGTCATGAGCATGTGGGCTGGCACGTGCCAGCTCATCGCTAAGACCGTCAAGAAGGACGAATACGGCGTGCAGCAGACGGAGGAAACAAAGCGCAAGGTGTTCTGCAACGTCTTCTCTATGGGCGATGCCGCATACTACGCCGCCGCTGCCGCTGGCATCCACCCCGAAGCCGTGTTGCAGATTCGGAAGAGCGCCTACAACGGGGAGCGGCTAGTCGAGTTCGACGGTGCGCGGCTCACGGTCGCGCGCGTTGACAGGTCAAGCCCAGACTTCGTGCGCCTGACGCTCGCAGAGGTGGTGGGAGAACGTGACTGAGCAGAGCATCGAGCGGTTCATCCGAAGCTGCATGAAAGAGTGTGTGGACGATAACGTTTCCGCGCTCGCGGAGAACTCGGCTGAAGCCGGAAGGCGCGCCGTGAAGCTGCTGAAGCAGAAGAGCAAGGTTCGCACCGGAGCTTACAAGAAGGGCTGGAAAGCCGACGTTACGACCGACGAGACGGGCACCGAATGCACGGTGCACAACCGCGTTTACCAGCTCACGCACCTTCTGGAGAACGGGCATGCCATAAAGAACCAAACCGGAAAGTATTACGGCGACGTTCCCGGAGACGGCGTTATCAGGGAGGTTGCAGACCAGGTGGCGCGCGAGTTCGCGGAGATGGGGGGCGACGGTCGATGATTGAGCTAAAGGCGCTCTGCGGGGTGCTCGATTCGCTGGGCATCCCGTGGGCTAACCAGAAGTTCGCCGATGGTGAGGAACCCGCGCCGCCCTTCATCTGCCTTGTCGCCGGATACAACGAAGCGGCCTACGCGGACAACAACACCTACCTATCGTGGATGCCCTACGATATCGCGCTCTACACGCGGCACCGGGACTACGCGACCGAGAAACGCATACGCGATGCGCTCGAAGCCGCAGAGTGCCCGTTCACGTTGAGCATCACGAACATTGATTCAGAAGAGCTTACCGAAGCGGCGTTCACCGTGAACGTCGCCGAGAGTTAGGAGAAAACAAATGGCACGAAACGGATTCTTCGGCGTGAAGAACTCGCATTTCGCGATCTGCACCGACGAAGACGCGCTTACCTACGAAGACCCCGTGCACGTCGCGGGCACCGTCGCTATCAGCATGGAGCCGACCGTTGAGACGGCTTCTAGCTACGCCGACAACGAGGTTTGGCTTGACAAGCAGCAGGACAACGGCGGAAGCGGCACCATGAGCTTCTACGACACCGAGGGGACGGCCGAGCTTCGCCAGCTCATCGCAGACCTCGTGGGCTACGAGATCGCGCAGGACGGGCGAACCATCCTGAGCGCAGACCGAACGCCTAAAAAGTTCGCCTTCATGTGCGAGCAGCCGGGGCACGTGCTCGGTCGCCGCCGCTGCCTTCTCATGTGCCAGCTCTCGAAGCCGACGCAGGAGCTTAACACCATTCAGGATACGCCGGAGATTACGCAGCTCGATTACCCGTTCACGTGGCGACCCGTCACCATCCCGAGCACCGACATTCGCACGAGCGGCTATGACAGCTTCACCGGCCTTGCCGATTACGACACCTTCTTTGATGCGGTCGATATCGAGCTTGCGCACAAGACCCCGGCCGCGTAGGAGGTTGCGAATGCTTATCAAGGTTGGCGAAAAGGAGTTCGAAGCGACCTTCAACGCATTCACTCCGATTGCCTTTTCCCGCTGCTTCAATGTCGTGAAGCCCAACGGCACCATGCGACCGAAGGACATTAACGAGGATACCGGCGCGATCTTGGAGAACTTGGACAAGTTCGGATTCCCACCGCTCGTGCCGCTTCTCGAAATCTTCTACGCGTGCATCAAGACGGCAAACCCTCAGTTCGATGAGAAGTTCGATGAGTGGGTTTCGTCCTTCCCCGCCGATGGCTACGACTTGGAGCGCAAGGACGGTTGGGCTACCGACGTGATGCGTATTGTGATGGACAACTTTTTTCCAAGCGCCGCGCAAGATGCAGTGGAAGCCGAGGAAGCCGAAAAGGCCAGCGCCGCCGCTTCCAAGTAACCTGCAAGACGCGTGCGACGCGCGATACATCTACAACTGCCAGCAATGCGGCCTGACGCTTTCAGACCTTCAGATGATGAGCTACCGGCAGGTGCAAGACCTGTTGGAGATCAACGCGTTCTACGCCGACGCTGCGGCGCACTACGACGAAGACGAGAAGGCGCGCAAGGCCGAAGCCGCGTTCTGGTCATGACGTGACATGAAGTGAGTTCTTGACGGCAGCGCACCCGCGAGGGCGCGTTGCTTCAAGCACTCATGGGACTTTGACAACCGAAGAGGGGTGATTACGTGGCGGTCACTTACAAGGGGCTTGTTATCAAGTTCGGCGGCGACACGACCGAGCTTCAAAGCGCCCTGAAGAAGGTTCAGCAGGCATCGCGCGACACCCAAAGCGACTTGCGCGATATCAACAAAGCGCTGAAGTTCGACCCCGGAAACACCGAGCTGTTAGAGCAGAAGGTAAAGGCGCTCAACTCTGCCTACGGCGAGACGAAGCAGAAGCTTGACGCTTACAAGCAAGCGCTCGCTCAGCTGGAGAGCAAGAAGCAGAGCGGCGCGCAACTCACCGCTCAGGAAGAACGGCAGTACGACAGCCTGAAGCGCGCAATCATGCAGTGCGAGCGCCAGCTTGACAGCTACGGCAGCGAGCTTGCGGACACGGCGCGCGAAGCGGACGCATCGCGCACAGCGCTTTACAAGGTTGGTCAGACCATCGAGGACAACGCCGACAAGCTTTCAAACGCCGGGTCTAAGGTTTCGAGCGCGGGAACGGCATTGTCTGGCGGCATCATCGGCGCGGCTGGCGCGCTTACCGGCCTTGCATCGAGCCAAGAGGAAGCGATACAGCAGAGCGGACAGCTCGAAACGGCATGGGTGAGCGCTGGCGGAACCGCTGAGCAAGCATCTTCGACCTATGCGAGCTTCTACCGCATCCTTGGCGATTCTTCGTCTGCCACGGAAGCGAGCCAGAACCTAGCGCGCCTGACAACCAACGAGCAGGAATTGCAGCAGTGGACGAACATTGCCGCTGGAGCTTACGCGACGTTCGGCGACGCGCTGCCGCTTCAGAACTTGGCGGAAGCGGCGCAGGAGACGGCGCACACCGGAACCGTCACGGGCGGTCTTGCCGACGCTCTCAACTGGTCTACGGCATCAGCCGAGCAGTGGAGCGCCGCGCTGTCCGGCCACTCTTCGGCTCAGGCCGCTTTCAATCAGGCGGTCGCCGAGGGTCAGACAAAAGAAGACGCTTTTAACGCTGCTCTTGCCGCGTGCGGAAGCGAGCAGGAGCGGTCGCAGCTCATCACCGAGACGCTTACCGGGCTTTACGCGGATGCGGGACGGCAGTACCAAGATACGAACAAAGACCTTCTCGCTTCGCGCGACGCGCAGAACGAGATGAACCAGAGCATGCAGGAACTCGGCGAAGCGGCAATGCCAGTCAAGACCGCCGTAACCGAGATCGGGACGAGCCTTCTTAACACGCTCGCGCCCGCGCTCGAAGCCGTAACGGGCTGGTACAAGAGCCTAACGCCAGAGCAGCAGACGCTTGTTAACAACCTCGCGCTCGGCGCGGTCGCCTTCGGCGGCGTGACAACCGCCATTGGTAAGACGATGGAAGCCGCAGAGGGCGTGGGAAGCGCCTTCAAGACCGCTGGCGAGCTTTGGGGCGGCGCTAAGAAGCTCATGGGAGACACGGGCTTTCTAAGCAAGATCGGAACCGGCTTCTCAAACATCGTCACCAAGGCGGGCGGTCTGGGAAGCATGCTCACCGGCACGCTTTCTAGCGGTTGGACGGGCTTTACCGGTCTTATCGCCGCGCATCCTATCGGCCTTGGCGTTGCCGCCGTGTCAGCCGCCGTCGCTGGCCTTACGTGGTTCTTCACGCAGACCGAGACTGGCAAGCAGATGTGGTCTGACTTCACCGGCTGGATTTCGGAGAAGTGGCAAGCCGTGCAGGATTTCTTCGCTGGCGTGCCTGAGTTCTGGGGCGGAATCTGGGAGCAGGTCAGCACCGGCGTTTCGGATTTCTGCACCGGCGTTGGCGAGAAGTGGGAGCAGTTGAAGCAGGGCGCTTCCGACACTTGGGAGAACATCAAAACCGGCGCTTCGAACGCTTGGAACGATCTTAAAACCAACGTCGGGAACCTCGCGCAAGGCGCGGTCGATACCGTGTCTAACTGGTGGAACAACCTAACCGGCAACACCGATTCGGCCTTCGGGCAAATCGCTTCCACGGTTCAGAACGACATGAACACAGCGAAGACCGTTGGCAGCTCTGCGGCTGGCGCTCTGCAAGCCGCGATGAACGGCGACTGGGAGACGGCGAAGAGCCAAGCGGCAAACGCCTTCAACGCGATTAAAGACAACATCGGCTCGAAGCTTGACGCTGCCGAGAGCACGGCGGTTAGCATCGCAGACCGCATCGGCGACAAGCTGGGATTCCCCGGCCTTGGCGCTAAGGTGCAGGGCGTTTTCGACAGCATCAGGGGATTCATCGAGAACCCGATTGAAAGCGCGTGGAACGCGATTTCTAGCATTCCGCAGAAGATCATGAACGCCTTCGGCGGAATCAAGATCAGCATTCCGAAGCCGAAGCTTCCGCACTTCAACGTGAGCTGGAACGAGTTCGGCCCGATTTCGCTACCGAGCGTGAGCATCAGTTGGTACGCGCGCGGCGGCTACTTCGATGAGCCTTCAATCGTCGGCGTTGGCGAAGCTGGCGGCGAGTTCATCGCGCCTGAGAAGCAGTTGCAAGGCTTCATCGAGACTTCGGTAAACCGCGCCTTCTCGCGGTTCGCCGACACGCCGAGCCAGCCCGTTAACGTCGCCGTGACGGTTTACGCCACGGTCGCTGACGGCGTGGACGCATACGAGACAGGCCAGCAGATCGGCGCTGGCATCGCAAGCAAGCTGAAGCAAAGGGGGGTGCCAGTTGCAACTTAGACGGACTAGGAACCAGCACGACCGAATCATCTTCAACGGCACCGACCTATCGAAGCTGGTTTACTGCAAGGTGCGCCGCCCCATCATGGCGACCGTCAACGCGACGTTCGAGAGCGTGCCGGGGCGGCATGGCGAGGTCTTCAAGAGCGCCTACCGTGGCGGCTACGACCTTCCCGTTGAGATTTGGCTTAGGACGGAAGACCGCCGCGAGGTCGCGGAGATGCGGCACAAGCTCGCGGCGGCTCTCTGGACTGACGAACCCGCGCCGCTCTACCTTCCCGATGACCCGACGCGCTACCTGCTTGCAATCGTGAGCGGCAGCACCGACCTTGACGAGATCACCGACGATTGCCCGACTACAACCGTGACTTTCCATATCGGCGACCCCGACTATTACGGACAGCGCCGCCGCATGGAGGTTTCGGCGGGCAACGTCTACGTCAACGCTGGCGGCAACCGCCCCGCTCACCTGCAAGTTACGGCGAAGCCCGCCGCTGGCAGCACGTGGAGGATTACGAACGTCGATAGCGGCGAGTTCGTGGCTGTCAACACGCCGCTCACGTCTTCGAGCACCATACGTCTTGACATGGCGACCGAGCACGCGACGGTCAACAACCAGACCGCGCCGGTAACGATTGATTCGGATTACTTCGAAATCAACGGGCGGTGCCACCTGAACATCACCAGCGGCACGGCGGTACTAGAGTGGGTGGAACGATGGCTTTAATTAGACGCATAGGCTTCACCCGTTTCAGCCGTTGGGGCGACAATCTGGGGCGGCTCACGGTGAGCGCCGCAACGCACACCGACGCGCTGGACGGAACCGACGAGCTGGGCATCACGTGCGCCGAAGACCTCGTGAAGGGCGACCGCATAGTTTGGATTGACCTTCAGGGCACGTGTCACGAACACATCGTTGACACCATCGACAGGGTACACGACGATGACGGCGCGCCTGAGACGCAAGCCGTCTGCATCAACTCGGTGAACGAGACGTGGGATGACTGGCTGGACGATAAGCGGCCTTCCGGCAGCGTTGCGGTAGCCCTCGCGTCAATCCTCGCAGACACGCGCTGGGAGGTTGGCACGTGCGATCAGGGCGGCAGCGCTTCGCGCACCTTCTACCATGAAAGCGTTCGTGAGGGATTGGCCGGAATCATCGAGACGTGGGGCGGCGAGCTTGAAACGCTTATCGTCCACGACGGCGCGAGCATCGTTAGCCGCCGCGTTGGCGTGCGCGCCAAGCGCGGAAACCAGAGCAGCGCTAAGCGGTTCACGTGGACTAAAGACCTCGTTTCCGTCAAGCGCTCCGTTGCGAGCGACAACCCGAAGACGCGCGTATACGGCTACGGCAAGGGCGTTGAGACTGAGAGCGGGGGCTACGGTCGCCGTCTCACCTTCGGAGATATCAACGGCGGCAAAGACTACGTGGAGGATGCCGACGCGACCGCCGTTTGGGGGCACCCTGACGGCGAGGGCGGCATTCTTCCCGCCGTCGCGTCATACGTCAACGAGCAGTGCGAGGACGCAGCGCAGCTCTTGCAGGAAACGAAAGACTACCTAGAGCAGGTGAAGGAGCCGAAAGTAACCTACACCGCTTCGGTTATCGACCTATACGCGTTCGGGCGCTCATGGGAGGGCGTGGGCGTTGGCGATGACGTTGCGATCATCGACAAGGGCTTTTCTGCCGAGGGCGTGCGACTTCATGGCCGCGTGTCTCAGATTGAGCGCGACTTGCTCACCGGCGACGCTACCGTTACGTTCGGCACTCTTACTGACAACATGGCCGACATGTGGCAGAGCGTGAGCAACGCGCTAAAGAGCAACAGCCAGCAAAACGCTCTCTACGACGCTGCGGCTGGCACGTCGGTATCGTGGCTTCAGCAGCTTCAGGCCGCGCTAAACGCTCAGTTCAACGCCGTTGGAACCTATAAGGTCGAGACATTCGAGCTTGGCACGATGTGGAGCAATGTACCCATCGACGCTGAAACGGGCTTGCCGGTCAAAGCGACTTCGGGCATGTGGGCTGTCAACATTAACGGTATGGGCATGCGACTTGCCGCGAACCTCGCTTCTGACGGTCAATGGGACTGGCGAACCTTCCTGACTGGCGCTATGGTGAGCGCCGATGCGATCAACACGGGAACCATGAGAGCCGAGCGCGTGCGCGCCGGTCTTCTGACCGACGAGAAGGGCAAAAACCGCTGGGATTTGACAAGCGGCGAGTTCTCGCTTTCCGCAAGTACGGAGGTTGGAGGAAAGACCGTTCAGAAAATCGCCGATGACGCGGCAAGCTCAGCCGTCGATGCTCAGACGCAACGCGACATATTCAACAAGCTGACCAATAACGGACAGACGCAGGGAATCTACCTCAGCGGAGGTCTGCTCTACATCAATGCCAACTACATTGAAACTGGCATCATCAGCGACAGATACGGACGCAGCACATGGAATCTAAATACCGGAACGCTCACGACGAATTACATGACGGCAAACAACATCGACGCTAACGGTACGTTCGAGTGCGGTTCTGCTTCAAACCTTATCCGACTTGCAAGCGGCGAGATAACAGGATACGAAAACGGAACGCAGATCGGGACTATCGACTTCTCAGCCCATATGCGAAACGTGAGCACCGGACAGCAAACAACCGGCCTTCAGTTGACGGGAAAACAGCATATACGAATTACCACGCCGCTTATTTCCGCCGCCGCATCAAGCAGCGAGAGCACCACAACGACGCATGCAATCACGAAAGATTGCACGCTGCACTACATCAGCAAGATTCAGGATGACGGCGACGGCACGATTACATGGTGGAACGCGACGCGAAGCATCGACTTCGTAGACGGCTTCTGCACGGTATGCAACTTCGACTAGGAGGAACGATGAGCAAGACACTTTACCACATGCTGCACGACCCGATAGGAAACTGCGAAGCGATGGTGACCGAGTACGACGAAGAGCTTATCAACCGCGCCGCGAGCAACGGAATGATTTTCATTGCGGTTGACGAAGAGGGAAACCGAACCGTCGTGCAGCCAGAAGACGTGAAGGAGCCAATCAACGACGATCAGCCCTTCACTCTCGTTAAGCCCTTGTACGTCGATGACCGCATGAAGGCGGTTGTCGATGTGTTCGACGCTCTGGCCGCGAGCGTGCCAGCCGTCGCCGCGAGCGCGGACGTGCAGCCCGTGTCTAGCAATGCGCGGTCTGCTATGAGCTTCGCCGAAGCGCTCGAATCCCTACGCGCGCTCGCATACGGAACCAGCGAGGAAGGCGGAAAGTGATGAGCAACACACGGACGCTTGAACTCGATATCTCGAAGGAGGGCGCGGGAACCTGCATCAAGGTTGGTCAGGGCGACGATGGCGGAACCACCATCAAGGCGCTTATCTACGACAACGGCGCTGAGTTCGCGCTTTCAGGTTCTACAGTGTGGCTAGTCGTGCTTCTGCCGAACAGGCGCAACTACTATCGCGGCCAGTGCTCGGTGAGCGGGAACGCGGCGACCATCACGGTTGACGAATCGAAGCTTTGCAGCGTTCCCGGCTACACCGACGAAGCCTATTTCACGATCACGAAGAGCGGGGCGACGTACTCAACGGAGCGCTTCGCTATCGAAATCCTGCGAAGCGCTCTTGACAGCCAGCAGCCAGCGCAAAACTGGGACGATGCCGTGCAAGACCTCATCGACCGTGGGGAGACGGCGGTAAAGAACGCCAACAGCGCAGCGAGCGCGGCGAACACCGCCGCTGGCAAGGCAAACACGGCGTGCGAGCACAGCGAACAGCGCCGCGACGGCTGCGAACAACGCGGCAGATGCCGCAAACACCGCCGCATCCGCCGCCAACACGGCGAAGCAGAACGCCGACGCTGCGACCACGGCTGCGAACAACGCAGCATCCGCCGCCAACACGGCTAAGCAGAACGCCGACAAGGCGACCGCAAGCGCCAACGCCGCCGCGAGCGCGGCGAACACCGCTGCCGCGAGCGCGAACGCCGCTGCTGCGACTGCAAACGGCGCGGCAGAGGATGCCACCGCCGCAGCGCAAAACGCGCTCAATATCGCAAACTCTATCGCGGCTATCGAGCCGCCTTCAGATGACGAGGTGCAAGAGCTGCGCGAAGAGAACGCGACGCTTGCGCATGCGGTTACTGAGCTTCAAGACGATTACCTATACCTCGGCGAAACGCTCTACGTGCCTTCAAGCAGGGTCACGGCTCAATCTGGCGAGAGCATCACGCTTTCTCAGTCGAGCGTTTCGGGCGAGACGGCGACACTCAACTAAGGAGGTTCTTTCATGGCTGACATTTCCGTTCTCAACGTCGGCGGCTCGGCTAAGAACATCAAGGACACTTCGGCGCGAAACTCGGCAAACGCCGTCACGACCGCCGAGGAATACGACCGCCAGCACAACATCAACGCTTACGCGGGGCGCTCGCTCGCTTCGGTCTTCGCTAACGAGATCGGCAGCACCGACATTTACACGTGGCTTCGCAACCGCGCGCGAAACGCCAACTTCGCCGGTCTTCGCATCGGCGACTACATCGACGTTCCCGTTTCCGAGGGCGCTAACGTGCCCGCGCAGACGGTGCGCTACCGCATCGGCGCTATCGACCAGTATTACCAGTGCGGCGTACACCGCGAAGGGGCACCATATCGTCATGGTGCCGAAAGCGCCCGTCACAGTTAAGGGCGACAAGGCATCCAACACGAGCTACCTTCAGTGGCGCGAGACGAACGACAACAACGGCACCTCCGAAGAGAAGCACCCTTACTTGTGCTCGAAGCTCCACGATTGGGAGATCAACGATTTTCTGCCCGCGCTGCCGTCCACGCTTCAGAGCGCGATTCTCGCGCAGCGCGTTCTTCTCGAAGAGCGCTATTCGTCTTCGGGCAAGCTCACCGAAGCGAGCGGTTGGAGCTGGGCGGACTTGGGCAAGATTTGGTCGCCCTCAGAGATGGAGGTTTACGGGTGCCCGGTTTGGGGAAGCAAGGGCTACTCTGTCGGATTCGATAGCCAGTTCCCCATCTTCACCGACACAGCAAGCCGCATCGTGGGCGGTCGCGTCGATTGGTGGCTGCGGTCGGTCATGGGCGGGTCTTCGTCCAACGCGTGCAATGTCAACAGCAACGGCAATGCCAACAACAATGCCCCGACGAACGACTGGGTGCGCCCGCTGCCGTGATTCCCAAGCCTTGCCAGACCGTGCGGCCATAAGCGCCGCGCGCCGTGCATTTGAGGAAGGAAGGGGCGACCATCGGGCGCAAGCCCGTAAATATGCACCCCGCGACGGTTGCCGTTCGCTGCTTGCATGGCGCGGTTCTCGGCGTTCGACCGCGTTTCATGGTCAACCGTCAAGCGGCTGCTGGATGCCGATTGCGAGCCGCGCGGGGTGCCCTCATGAACTCTGAAGAGCGCAGGGCTGCGCGGCGCGCAAGGCGCGATGCCAAGCGCGCGGAGAACCGGGCTAGACGCATCGAGGGTTGCACGCTGGAAGCCGTCGCCGATCTCGATAACCTATACGATGCCGCCAACGGCGCTGCCGCTGGCGTGCGTTGGAAATCGAGCGTGCAGCGCTACATGGCGCGCGTCATTCCTAACATCATGAGAGCGCGGCGCGACCTTCTCACGGGCGCAGACTTCCGGCGCGGCTTCATAGAGTTTGACTTGTTCGAGCGCGGCAAGCTTCGCCACATCTGCTCTGTCCACTTCTCAGAGCGCGTCATACAGAAATCGTTAAGCCGTCACGCCCTCGCGCCCGCGATCTGGCCTACCCTCACCGAGGGATGCACAGCGAACGTCAAGGGGCGCGGCACCGACTACGCGATTCGACGCATGAAGCGCCAGCTTGTCGAGCACCACCGAAAGCACGGCACGGAAGGCTACATCTTGCAGGTCGATTTCGCGGACTACTTCGCAAACATCGACCACGACGCATGCAAGCGACTTATCGACCGCGCCATTGACGATGAGCGCGTTAAGCGCGTCATGAGCGACCAGATAGACGCTCACGGCGCGCGCGGCTTGGGTCTTGGCAGCGAGCCGAACCAGATTCTAGCCGTCGCCCTGCCGTCACCGGTTGACCATCTGATGCTGTCCATTCCGGGCATATTGGCGAGCGGGCGATACATGGACGATAGCTATTGCATAGCGCTTGACAAGCAGACGCTTTGGGATGCTCTTTCGCGCATAGAAGCGCTCTGCGACGATCTGGGAATCATCATCAACCGTAAGAAGACGCGCGTTGTGAAACTGACGCGCGGCTTCGTGTTCCTGAAGAAGAGGTTTTCATATGGCGAGGGCGGAAAGGTTGTCGTTCGCCCGTGCCGTTCCTCCGTGACGCGGCAGCGGCGAAAGCTGAAAAAGCAAGCCGCGCTGGTCGCCCAAGGGATTATGACCGTCGAGCAGGTCAACCAATCCTACCAGTCGTGGCGCGGAAGCATGAAGCGCCTTTGCGCTCACGAGACGGTAAAGCGCATGGACGCGCTATACAAGGAGCTTTTCGGCTGAGGAAGCCGACATAGCAAGGTATCGAAGCCCTCGCATTCGCGGGGGCTTTTTTGTTGCGAGAGAAAGGGGAACATATGGCATTCAACGAAGAGGAAGAGGGCAAGCTTCGCGCGATCATCGCCATTTTCGACGGTCAAGCGCCGTCGCTCTCTAGCGACGTTGCGGCGAAGTGCCCTGCGCTTTTCGCGGAGTGGGACGGAGACGGACACGCATACGCCGAGGGCGAGCGCGTGCGCTTCGAGGGCGTGCTTTACACATGCCTTCAGGCTCACACTTCGCAGCCCGATTGGTCGCCAACGGCAGCGCCGAGCCTTTGGGCGAAGGTGCTTGAAGCCGGAACGCCCGACACGCCGACAGAGGAAGTGCCCGAATGGGTGCAGCCCGATTCTACGAATCCCTACCCGCTCGGTGCCCGCGTGAAGCACAACGGCAAGGTCTGGGAATCCCTCGTTGCTAACAACGTCTGGGAGCCGGGGGCTGTCGGCACCGAAACCGTCTGGCGAGAGGTGACGGAGGGCTGACGTGGAAGCATCGGAGGTATTTCTAGCGCTGTTCTCCGTCGTGATGACAGCGGTTGTCGGCGCGCTCGGCGCTGCGGTCAAGATGCACAAGGAGCGAGAGCGCAAAGCCGATGCAAAGTTCGACGCTGAACATGATCTGCTGCTTCAAGGCATGCGCGCACTCATGAAGTCAGAGCTTTTCAGGCTGCATGCGGAGTATGTGCAGACGGGCAAGCCCGTTCCACTCGATATCAAAGAGCAAGCAAACAGCGTTCATGAGGTGTACGCGGGACTTGGCGGCAACGGCGTTGGCACCCACCTATGGCAAGAGCTTATGGATGCGCACGCATCCGACTAACAACAAGGAGAACTGAAATGATTAACTTCACCGCACGCATCAAGAACAAGACGTTTTGGCTGACCCTCATTCCCGCCGTCCTGCTGCTCGTGCAGGTGGTCGCCGCGCCGTTCGGCTACCAGTGGGACTTCGGCGTTCTAAACGAGCAGTTGGCCGCGATCATCAACGCGCTTTTCGCCGTGCTCGCGATTCTGGGCATCGTGACCGACCCGACCACGGCGGGCGTTGGCGATTCCGTGCAAGCTCTCACCTACACCGAGCCGAAGCGCGATGAGTAGGCTTAAGGCTGTCGCCCTCGTGCTTTCCGGCGCGCTCGCGTCAATGCTCTACTGCGGCTGGCTCATCGTCGGCCATGTCGAGAGCGACGCGGGCGCGCTCGCTGAAGCGCGCGAAGAGGGCTACGCGGATGCCGAGGAAGAACGCCTTGCAATCGTGGTCGATAGGCCGATTGCAGAGGGTAACAGCATGCCGCTATGGCTTCAGACCGACCCGCAATGGGACTACATACCCTATGCGGGCGGCACCATCGGCGACCACGGCTGCGGCCTTGCATGCGCCGCTATGGCTGTCAAATACATGACGCTTCAGGACATTACGCCGCTCACGCTCGCATCGTTCGTGGGCGACACGTGCCTTACCGATGGCGTTAACGACCCCGGAAAGTTCTGCGCGTGGATTGCCGAGCATTACCCGGAATACGGCATCGAGAGCACGCCGATTTCTTACGCCCTCGCGCCCGTCCTTCAGAACGTGTCTGACGGATGGCTTGCCTTCGCTGGCATGAGCGGAACGCTCGGCGATAGGGACTACGGCGGGCACGTCGTGCTTATCTGGCGCGCCGACGATGACGGCTACTGGATACGCGACCCGGCGAGCGCTGGGAACTCAGCGCGCGCCTTCACGCTCGAAGAGCTAGAGCAGGTCGATTTTCATTACTTCTACTGCATCAGAGGGGGCTTCTATGGCACTCAACGGCATTGATATTTCTAACTACCAGCGCGGGCTTGACCTCGCGCAGGTGCCTTGCGATTTCGTTATCTGCAAGGCGACAGAGGGAACCACCATCGTTCACAACACCTGCGACCCGTGGATTCAGCAGGCTATCAAACTCGGCAAGCTCTGGGGCTTCTATCACTTCATGAACGGAGAAGACCCCATCGCTCAGGCTAAGCACTTCGTCGCAAGCTGCCGAAACTACTTCGGCAACGGCATTCCCGTTCTCGATTATGAGATGTACGGGCGCATCGGAACCGACAAGGCAAAGCAGTTCCTCGATTACGTCTACGATCAGACCGGCGTTCGCTGCATCGTCTATATGAGCCGTAGCGTTTGCACCGAAGAGGATTGGTCGAAGATCGCGCCGAATCACGCGCTCTGGGTTGCGCAGTACGCTAACAACAACCGCACCGGCTACCAGTCTTCTCCGTGGCTTCCCGATGGCGGCTTCGGCGCTTGGGGTAGCTGTGCAATCCACCAGTACACGTCGAATGGCCGTCTCAATGGCTTCAACGCGCCGCTTGATCTCGATATCGCCTATATGACGCGCGAAGCGTGGGGCAAGTTTGCCAACCCGTCCGGCGCGGCAGCGCCCGACGTTCCGCCCGCAGAGGTCGCCGAGCCTTCGCCGGAGGGCACGACGCTTGACCTTGCAGCAGCGGTCATGCGCGGCGAGTATGGCGTTGACGATGAGCGCCGCGAAAAGCTCGGCGACCGTTACCAAGAGGTGCAAGATCTCATCAACTACATTGACGGCGCTTCCGCTTCTCAGCTCGCAGACGATGTGGAGCGCGGAATGTTCGGCGTTGTGCCGACGCGCAGCGACGTTCTGGGCGACCGCTTCAGCGAGGTTCAGGCAATCGTCAACCAGAGGGCGGGCGTTGGCGTTTCGCGCGTCTACACCGTCAAGAGCGGCGACACGCTCAGCGATATTGGCGCTTCGCTCGGCATCGACTGGCACACCATCGCAAGCAAGAACGGCATTGGGGCACCTTATACGATCTACCCCGGCCAGAAGCTTTCTATTAGCGTTCAAGCGGGGTACCCTGACAAGGGGTGCCCCGCTTTCTGGCGTTAGACGGGCTTACAGCAAGCCGCCTATCTGGTATTTTGCAAACACCAGAAATTGCTATTTTTGACACGTGCCAACGACAACAAACCAGTTTTTCGATACTCTAACTATGCAAGTATCAAGCTGGATAGCTGCGCGGTTGGCGGTGCTTGTGGAGTTCGCCGTTTTTCTCATAAGCTCCACCATGGGAGAATTGGTCGAACTATGCTCTTTGGGGCATAGTTCGACCTTTTGTTATCAGTGATTTTTATATGCATACAACGTGGGCTGCCTGCATACAACGGGCCTGCTTGCATGCAACGTGTGCTGCATGCGGGCAACGCGGGTTCGACTTTCGTCCATTTGCAGAAGTCGGGTTCGTGTTCCGTCCATCTGGGGCCATTTTTAGCCTCCAGATGGATAAAACACGAACCCACATTGTTTTTTCCAGCATGGATGGACGGAAGCCGAACCCGGGCTGACCTGGACGGATGGAAAAAAGTACCCGAATCGCTGCGGGTGAGCGAAGACACCCCCCGGATCGCTGCAAACGGACGGAGCGCGAGCCCAGGATGCTGCAAACGGACGGAACCCGAACCCAGGATGCTCCAAAGGGTCGCAACCCGAACCCAGGATGCTGCAGACGGGCGTAACCCGAACCCGCCTTGCTCCAAGCAGACGCAACCCGAACGCAGCTTGCCCGGACGGACGGCGTGCGAACCCCCCCGGGCTGCAGGGCGGGCATGGCGCCCGCATCCGCGACCGCCGCCG